CTCCGGCCGCTGAGCGTAACGCTGCTCAAAGGTAATCGGCTCGAGCACCGCGGCGTGCGTCGCGCGGCCGAGCACGAACGCGGACGAGTCCACGTCAGGCACGACACGCAGGACGTACTTGCGGTGATAGAGCGCCGGCCGCCGGCGGAAGACCTCCAGCTTGCTGTGGCTGATGGCGTCGGTCGCGTGATAAACCTCCGACGGCTCGCCCCTGATCGCGGCGTTCATTCGGCACCTCCGATGTCGAGCTTGGCCTGGAGCGGATCGACGACGGCTTCGGACTCGTCCTTGAAGCGCACCGACCAGCCGACCTTGACGCTCACGGTGGGCGCCATCGCGAGCGCGTCCCATTCAATCGTGAAGCTGGCCTTGGCCTTGGGCTCGGCCTGCGTCTCGTCGTCCACGAAGGACTCCTCCGCGGCCTTCCGCATCGCGTCGTAGTGGGTTTCGAGGAGCGAGCGAACTTGCTCCGCAGCAGCCGCGATAACCGCAGCCTTCTTGATTTCGTGTGTGGTTTCCATTTTGGAATGTGCTTAGAGGTTGTCGCCGAGGCCGCGCGGCGTGACGTTGACCGGCTCGGCTGGGATGTCTCGCGCCTCCTCGACGGTGCGGAGCCCCTTGAGGACGTCGCCGAAGAGATCGCGCAGCACGTAGCCACGCGCGCGGAACCTTAGCATCCGCTTCGGGTAGTCGGTCCAGGGACCAGCCTTCGCCCAGAGCTTCGCGCGCTTGGCGTCAGCGACCGTGAAGGTCTCGACGGTGGAGGCGTCGCCGCGGGCAGCGGTCACGCGGTAGCCGTGCGCGTCGCTGCCAGCCTCGCCGATCTCCTCCTCCTTGTAGCTCGTCAGCAGGCCCGAGGCTCGGACCAGCGCGAGCGCAGCGTCGCCGTAGATTGCCGGCCGGCCATTGATCACGGCCGTATTCTGCAAGGCGGCCATCGGGGTCAGCCCAAGCTCGGCGCCCAGCTGAATCGCGACGAGGACGGACTCGGGCTTCTCCATTCCCTTGGGCGCAAAGCCCGAGGCGACGATGGCGTTCGCGAAGCGATACGCATCCTCCAGCGAGGCGAGTTGCACGCCCTGAGCGCCGAAGGTGACCGGCGCCTTGTTAATCTTGGCCGCGGGACTGGCCGCGAGTTGGGTCTCTTCTTTGACGGTTTCGGTGTTCATTGTCTGGCTTCTGTTGTGTTGTTTTGCTTCTGGGTTGAGCCCGGTCGGGAAGTCTCGGCCGGGCTTTAAGTTTAGAACGGCACCTCTTCGGTCAGCGTCTCGGAGACGAGCGTGACCTTGGATCCGGCGGCGAGCGTGCCGCGGTTGCCGTGGACGATCTGGCGCGCGGCGTTCCTCAAGCGGACGTCCTCGGGTCGAGGCGGGAACGGCTTGCCGTTGTTACCGATGCGCGGCTCCGGCTCCTGGGCGTACCACTCGACGGACTTGGCGCCCAGCGAGCGGAGCGGCGTGCCCTTGTTTTTCCCGAAGTGCACCTCGACGCTGCCGGGATCCGAGACGAGCTCGCTGGGCTGAGGGATGTCCTTCGGCGCACCAGCCGGAGCCGGCGCGGAAGCTGCGGCCGGAGCCGCTGGCTTGGTAGCGAGCAGCGCGCGAATTGCGCGGAGCTCGGCGATGATCTGGTCTGCTTGTTGATCGGTCATTGTGTTTTGGCTTTAGGTTTACGTAGTCCGAGGATGTGGCGCATCTCCCAGTCGCGGAAGGAGGCGGTGACCTGCTTGTGGATCTCGCGCCACGTGACCCAGCCCTCGCCGGGGATAAAGACCCAGTAGTGGCTGCGCTCGCGATGCCCGTGCGTGCCCGTGTATCGCGCAGCGGAGTGGCCGCCGCCGGTCAGGTTCTTGATCGGGTTGCTGCGGTTAAAGTCATTTTGCATAGCGGAGCCAGCGGACCTCCCGTGCGTAAGCGAGTGCCTGATCGCGCATCGACTGGCGCAGGAGCCGCTGGCTGAGCGCGCTGTGCTGCCGCTTCGATTGATCGCGGAAGACGACCGCCTTGCCGAGCGCGTAGTGCGAGTAAGCAAGGCCCGACGCAAACAGCGCCTTGGTCGCGCGGTTCATCGCATCGCCCTCCGCACCTTGTCGGCATAAGGCAGCGTGGCCTGCTTGCGCGCCCCGGCAGGCCCACCATTGTGCACCCGAGCCAGCGTCTCGACATCGCCCTGCGCCCACGCCTGCGGCGCGTAGCGCTTAAGGTAGGAGGTCGCGACGCGGCGCGCGTAGGCGAGGTCGGTCACCTGCTCGTAGGATCCGGCGACGCGCGAGTCGGCGTGATAGGCGCGCGAGATTTGCAGCGGGCCGAGCGACCGGCCGTTGTCGCCTCGGATGGCGCCGGTGCGGCCGCTGGTTTCTACCTGGTGGAGCGCCCGCCAGAAGGACTCCGGCGGCGCGGCGTGGCTGGCGGAAGCCAGCGTGAGGAGGATTATTGAGCGGATCATTATCGTTGCGCCCTCGACCAAGGAGACGCGCAACGCACTAGTCAAATCTTTTTCTCAAAATTCTGTCCGGCGGAATCTGACAGTCAGACGTCGACGGCGTCCGCGAGCGCATCGCTGCCGAAGTCGCACGACAGCGGCTCCGCCTTCGCGGCCACGTAAAGCTGCGCGAGGATGCCTGGAGTCGAGAGCTCCGCGTTGCTCAAGTACTGGTCGAACTTCGCGTCGCGCAGCCAGAGCTTCGCGATCCACGGCGTCAGTGGAGCCTTGCCTGACTGAGCCGCGGCCGCGTCGACGTAGAGCGCGAACAGCGCAGACGACTCCCGCGCCGCGCGATCCCAGCGGTGCGCGACGAGGCGGATGTAATTGCCCGAGACGCCGCTCGGCAGGGTGAAGGTTTTCTGGAGAGCCATAGTCGTCAGGTGTATTCGGTGAACTCGACCGAGAAGCGCGCGTTGCCGGCTGGCACGTTGGTCCCGTCGAGCGTGGTCACGCGCACCACGGCGTTGGTGCTTGAGTTGCCCGCCGCATCGAAGTCGTATGCCGCGACGAGGTTCGCGTCGGAAGCGCATTGCGCGGTGCCGATGTCAGGCTTGGCGCCGAAGCCGCGGTTGGTCAGAGAGACGTTGAAGCTCTCGGTGGTAGCGCCTCCGGCCAGCGTGACGACGACCGAGTCCGAAAAGATGACGTTTATCTGTCGCGTGCTGCTTCCGCCGCCGGTCTTGATGCCAGTCGTGGTGACGTTCGAGTCAGCATATTTTGAGATGCTGCCTGTGCCGATGCTGGCTGCTCCGTTCGCGTTGCCCAGACTTGCCCACGCAGAAAAGCTTCCCGTCCGATTGACTGCTCGAACGCGAACCCAGCCAGCGGCTAGGGTTGCGTTGTAGAAGAAGCACTCCGTGTCGCGCGTGGTGATCGGCGCGTTGGATCCGGTAGCCGGCGACCACGAATAGTCGGTCGCGCCGTCCGAATTGGTTCCGGTGACCTTGATCTCGTAATAAGAAAAGTCCGACTGCGTGTTCGGACTCCAAGAGACGCGCGTGCCGAAAAGGAACGTAGTGGTTCCGGTGACGTAGGCAGGCTTCACGCCATCCGCGGAGATTGCGCCGCCACTCGGCGTCGTCACCGTGCCTGAGTAATTGGGCGCCGTGCGCGAAAGCGTCGAGGAGATCGTGCTGGGCGTATTCGAGAACGAGATCGCGCGGGCCGCGAACTCGTAAGCGACGCCAGGAGCAAGGTCATCGATTGAGGCCGCGATTGAGCCAGACGAAAGCACATTGGCGACGACCCATTCGCTGGCCCCGCTGCGCCGGTAAAGGATCTGAAGCAGCGCCCCGCCGGTCGGCATCGCCGGCGCCGTGACCGTGATGCGGGCCAGAGCCGTGCCGTCCGTTGCAAGGTACGTCGTCTCGCTCGCGTAGGTCGGAGCGTTCGGAGTCGACGGCGCGACGTTGGAGACAGCGCCGGCGGTGATCGCGACGGGCGTCGCCTGCACGCGGGTCGCGAAGCCGGACACGTTCTCGAGCGCGTCGTAAGCGTTTACCCAGTAATAATACGTCGTGCCAACCGCGACGTCGACGTCGACGAAGCGCGAGGCGTCGACCTCGGCGATCTTGTTCGTGTTCGCGTTGGCCGGCGTCACGCCCGTCGTGTTGCGGTAAATGCCGTACTCGGAGAAGTCAGGCGCGGTCGAATCATCCCAGTCGAGGCCAACCGCGGCGCCGGTTCCGATGGTCGCGACGAGGTTCGTCGGGATGCTGGGCGCGACCGTGTCTTTCTGCACGTTGACCGTGGCGCTGACGTAGGACGTCGAGACCTTGAAGAAGCTCTCGCCGAAGATGCGAACGTTGTACGTCAGCCCGATCTTCACGTCGCTCGATATGTAGTCCGTCGTCTGATCGCCGGGGACCGTGTTCCACGTGAGGTAGGTCGTCGAGGTGCTCTCCTTGTATTCGATGCCCACGTTCCCGCCGGCCTGGATAAACTCTTCCGCCGGCGCAGACCACGAGACGAGGATGCGAGGGAGCGCGGTGCCGTCGGCCTGGATCTGCTGCGTCGTGCCGTCCGCGGTCAGCGTGAGGTTGGTCGGCGCAGAAAGTGTGAATGGATTCGGCAGCGTCGTGTTCGGCGCATCGTCGACGTAGATCTCGTCGCTCACCGTCCAGTCATAAACCGTCGACGCGGTCTCGCGCAGCGTCATCTCGATCGCAAGCTGCGGCGGACTGCCGTCGCTCGCGAAGTTCCACTCCATCACCTCGAAGACCTTCTGGCTCCAGCCCATCTTCGCGTTGGTGATCATCACCGTATCGCCGGCCCGCACTTGCATCGCCTCGAGGCGGAAGCGCGCAGTCATCGTGATCTCCTCGCGGGCGCGGCGAAGCTCGATGACGGCCAGCCGCTGGGCGCACGAAGGCGAGGTCGTGAACGGCAGCGCCACGTCGCGCCAGTAACGGATGCCGGCGTCCTTGGTCACGTAGGTCGTCGACGTGATCTGCGGGAAGTCGGACGGTTGCCAGTCGTTCTCAGGCGAGACGTAGACGCCCTTGACTCCGTTTACTCGGTCGCGGGCGGAGGTCTTGGTCTGCACCGTCATCTGGCCGGCGAAGTGCTTCTCGGTCAGCGTGACGGTCGGGATCCGATAGCCGGCCGCGTAGACAACCACCTTGCCGCCCGAGTAGGCGATCAGGCCGCCCATCGCGGTGATAAGCTTGCCGATGTTTTCGTCCGGCGAGGCGCTCGTGTAGAGCACGCCGTTGGCCTCGTATCGGTTCTCGTAGGTGGCCGGCGAGGTGACCGGCTTGATCTCGACGTCCTCGTCGCAGATGTTCGCCGCGGCGTTGATTGCCGTATCGTCGATCTCGGCCGAGTCCATCGCCATCCCGAGCGAACTCGTCAAGTAGTCCCGCAGGCAGAGCGCAGGGTTAGCCGAGTAAGCCGTCGTCGTCGTGCGCGGATCGTAGACCTTCTTGCCCTTGACCACCGCGGCGATGTTCGGGATGCCGCCGGTCCACACCTCCTGGTTCCAGACGAGGCGAATGTAGATGTACGCGATGCCGCGCAGGCGGTGGTTGCTCGTCCACTTGCCGTCGGTCAGGCCGGAAGTCGCCGTCTCAAGGTTCGTTTCAACCGTCTGCGTATCGCTGCCGAGCTTCTTGTAAATCTCGGCGTAGCCCGTGAAGCGTCCCTGGGCGGCGCTGCCCGCGCCCGTCAGCGCGAGCTCATCGTTGAAGTAGACGTCGCCGATCTCCTCGACCTCGTGGCCGGCGAGGGCGACGACAAGGTGCAGATACTCGTTCTTTGTTCCAGTCGTCGAGATGTAGACGATGACGCCCGAGGTCTTCGTCTGGCCGTAAACGATCTGCCGCGCCGCAATCGGCGAGCGGATCATCTGCGAGCGGTCGGTGAGCGACGGGTCGGAGTAGCTCGGAGCCTTTGGTGCGAGCAGCTTAGAGGCCGCCATCGAGGCAGCGGTCGTCGCGATGAACTTGAGCACGAACATCACCGCGTTGGCCGCGGCGACACTCAGCCCGATATCCATCAAAGCGATCCAGACGACGACGGCGACTTGCGGCATAGTTAGAGGCGCCAGCAGGCGGCGCCGTTGAGGTCGAGGAACTCCAGCCCATCGCGGCCCACGAAGGCGGCAGCGTTACCCACGCAGACGCCCAGTCCGATTCCGTTGCCCACATCGCGTGCGATCACGTCGCCGCGGCGAGCAAGGCCGATCTGCGTCGTCTCAAGCCCAAGTTCGCGCGCCAGTTCCAGAATCCCTCCGGCCTTATCGATGATGCGCTGCGCGCCGATGCCGGTTGAGTACGTGCCGCGGTAATGCGCCGCCGGATCTCGGCCCGTTGCCCGCGCCACCCAGTCGGCCGCGAAGAGGCAGCAGTCATTCGCGCCCCACGCGAACGGCTGGCTGCGCCGCTCCTCGATGAAGCGCGCAAGCTCCGCGGGAATGTCGGCAGCCTTCATTCGTATTCCGTCGGCCCGGTCTTGTCGCCTCCGTTCCAGTTGGTTTGCTGCGTCTGGTTCGGGTTGCCCCAGTAAATGGCCTTCTCCTGTATCGCCGTCACGAACTCCAGCCCGAGGTCGCCGGGGAAAAGCGCGGTCTGCTCCTCGTGCGTGTAGCGCACTTCGCGCGGCCGCTTGAAATCGACGAGCCGGTTCTCGGCCGTCATCGTGATGTCGGCGGACTGGCCGTCGTCCGAGATCTGCATCACGTCCATTCGCCCCTGGAAGACGGTCACCGGCGACGAGATCAGCGTGCCGGCGGTGGGCGAGAGCGCGCCGAAGAGCACCGTGCAATCGCGGCCTTGGTAATCCTCCGTGAGCGCAAGCGCGATGTTCGCGGTGGGCACGCCCGAGAGCCGCATCGAGATGCCGCGCGCCGCGAGATCGGTGGTCTCCTCAATCGGCGAGATGCTGCCAAAGGTGCCGATGCCGAGGTAGGGAACGCCGGCGTAGGTCAGCGTCCCGTAGCCGGTCCAGAGGCGCGTGTACGCGGAAGGGAAACTAAGCGAGACAAGGATGACCGGCGCCAGCTGCACCGTCGTCACCTCCGTCACCATATCGGCCGAGAGCGTGCGGCCTGCGGTTGTGATGCTCATTGCGCGACGTCCTCCGCGATGGAGAAGGTGATGCCGTAGATGCTCGCGAGCTCTATCGACCACTCGGTGCGCGACTCGGCCAGCCGGAAGACGCCCTTTGCGTTGGAGTAGGTGATCGACGTGCCGCCTGTGTAGCTGGAGCGCAGAACCGGGAAGAGGTCGACGCTGCTGGAGGAGTTGACCTGGACGACCTTGTAGAGCGACGTGCCGATCTGAAGCCAGTCTCCGACCGCGAAGGTGCCAGTCGCGCCCGAGATGCCAAGCGTCGACGTGTTGGCCGTCGCGCTGCTGACGGTCAGCGTGCCGGTCACGTTGCCCCGCGCTGAGGTGTTGGCGTAGTCTTGGAAGTAGAACGTGCCGCGCTGCGCTGCCAGCAGGAACCCAATCACCTCCTCGGCCGCGGAGCGCGTCATCGGCGGGCACTCGACCGAGCCCATCCACGCCTGCCCTGGCCAGTTGTATTGCTGCGTTTGAAACGTGAACGGCGAGACATTGCGCGAAGTCGCGCTCATTCCCGAGAGCGTCAGCTTCGAGATGCGGAACGGCGACGGCGGCGTGAGTGGGTAGGAAATTGCCATAGCTTAGGCGAACGCTGCGCGATAAGCGCCACCGCGGCGCACCATATCTGGAATCTCGGCCTTGAGGCGTTTGCGCTCCGTCTCGAGGATCGGCACGAGCTCGGCGCGGGTGACGCCGGCGGCGATGTGGTAATTGATCGTCACGCCAGTCGATCCGCCTCCGCTCGAGCCAAGGCGATTGTTCGGCACGATGCTGCCGGACGAAGCCGGCATAAAGAGCTCCGGCCCCTTTTCGCCGACGAGATATGGCGTGCCTCCGGTGACGGGTCCGCCAGATGCGCGGCCCGTGAAGAGATCCGCGAAGAAGTTCCCGAGGCCGCTCGCCATCGGCTTGGTAACTTGCTCGCGGAAGATCAGCCGCAATAGATCCTGGCCGAGTGCGCGCAGAACCTCGCGCAGCTTGGTGCCGGAGAGAATGGCATCCTCAAATGACTGGGAAATGGTTGCTCCGAACTCCATTCCAAAAGAGCGGCGCTCCTTCTCTAGTGCGACGATCTTTTCGATCACGTCCTTGAGCTTGTTCTCTGCATCGGTCTCCAGTTTGAGAACCTCGACCCCGTTGCCCTTTAGAGAATTGATGAAACGAACCAGCGAGGCTTGATCTCGGTAGAGCAAATTAAGCTCTTGCTCAGTAGTGAGCGCCTTCTTTCCGACGCCCTCCAGTTCTCGTTCCGCTTGACGACGGCTGTCTCGCGCAGCATCGAGCTTCTCGTTTGCCTGCTCCTCTGCTTTAGCTATCTGTTTCAGCAGCTGCTCGCGTTGCGCCAGAATTGTGAGCGCGTCCTTCTGAAGTCGGAATCCTTTTTCCGGCTCACGCTCAAAAGCTTTTACCGCCTCCTCAAACCCCTTGGCAGCATCTTGCAGAAGCGTGTCCGCAAGCTCCTGCTCGGTCATATTCATCCGCGACATCTCGACTTGGAGATTTCGCGTCTCCTCGGTGATCGACTCAATCTCCTTCTTGGATCGCTCGAACTTGAACTGGCGAATTATGTCTCCGGTGGCCTTGACCTTGGACGGATCGAAGACGCTGCCGATGTCGATGCCGACTTGAGCCAGCGCGATTGGTATCTTGGTCAGGAAATTGAGGATGCCCTCGACGGCCTGCTCCATCCTGATGGCGCTCGCGATCTGCTCGTCGTCGAAGCCCATCTCCTCGCCAGCCATAGCGACTTTATCCAGTCGCTGCTTCATCATATTCAGCGTGCCGAGAAGAGCCTCGCCGCCGAAGGCTAGCTTGGTAATGCGCGCGAGACCGCGGGTGCTGTTCTCGACCCGTTGCAGCGAATTTTGCACCGAGGCGAACGCAGCCCGCGTCGCGTCGACGGCCCGTAGGGTAAAGGTTGCGCTAGCCATTGCGGTGTTGGGTTCGCTGCTGGTGGTTTAGGTAGGCGATCCAGCCGTTCATCTCGTGGGCTGGCATCTGGAGGACTTCGTGAGCGAACTTGCCGAGACGATCCGCGAGCGCATAGACGGCGAGGAGGTCGGCACCAGCCTCGCCGCCGGCTAGTTTTTTAGCTCTTCAGCCTTCGGCGCATCGTCGGCCAGGATAGCGTTCGCCACTCGCGCGAGGACGTTGGAGTCCGCGCGGTTGAGCAGCACCGCCTTGTCCTCGATGGTGAAGAGCTTCTTCCCGTCCTCGCTCGTCGCCTTCATCAGAAGGATGTCGACGAGGAGCTCCATATCGCTCTCGCGGCTCTTCTTGTAGAGGCGCGCCTTCTCGGCGAGCGTGACGGGAGTAGCGTGGATCGTCAGCTTCCACTCGGGCACCTCGATCTTCTTCGTCCCGAGGGAAGCGAAGTGTTCGCGAACTAGGTCAATAGCGTCCATCCTTCACCTCAGACCGTCAAAGTGGACAGCGCGCCGTTGCCCTCGATGCTGATCGAGCCCTCGACCATCCCGTCAAACGCGGCGCTGATATCGAACTTCGTGACGATGCCGCTGCCGGAGTAATAGATGGACGTCGACGCGATGCCCTCGGGATAGAGGTTCACGGTCACGGTCGAGCCGATGGTCAGCGCGATCTGGCCGGCATCGGTCTCGTCCCAGTAGAGGTCGCCGTTGACGCTCCAGGTCTTCAG